TGACCTAGTAAGTTTCACCGTTGGTATCTTCAGCGGTGGGTTCCTTGGTGCCGTTGGCGCTATCATGGTAAAAGAAATCCATATTAATCGACTTGAAGCTGACATCTTGATGTTCGACAGGTTGCTCTATGACGCGCAGAAAAAGCTGCGTAGGCTAACAGAACGCGACTCCAAAGGTCGGTTCACAGGGGGTAAGTAGTGCCAGTAGTAAGACGGTCTGTGATGACATGGACCCCTGAGAAGGACGCAGAGTTGTTGGCTTATTACCAACATGGCTTGAGGCCAGCATATATAGCGGAACGAATGGGGGTTACGATTGCTTCCGTAGAGGGCCGCTATCACAAACTAAAGAGAAAGCAAAAAGCAAATGACTGAAGAAACTAAACGCCCAAGCATTATGATTGCCACTCCTATGTATGGGGGCATGTGCACAGGACATTATGTGCAAGGTCTACTTATGACCATGAACAAGATGCGCGAGATTGGCGTCAACGTGGCATGGTGTCAGATTATGAACGAGAGCCTTATCACACGGGCACGTAACGACTTGGCACGGGTGTTCCTTGAGAGTGACCATGACTACCTCATGTTCATCGACGCTGACATCGGCTTCGACAGTGAGGCCATCGCGCACTTGCTGCTGGCCGACAAGGATATCGCATGCGGTATCTACCCTAAGAAAGAAGTGAACTGGGACAGCGTCAACCGCGCTGCCCTTGCGGGTAAGACTGACCTTGCAAACCATGCCGGAGCCTTTGTGTTTAACATGGTAGGTGGAGCCAACGTGGAGACCGACGAGGCAGGCTGCATCGAAGTGCGGCATGGCGGCACAGGCTTCATGCTAATCAAGCGGGGGGTATTCGAGCAGTTGATACCGCACGTGCCAACCTATCGCACATCATCGTTCAAAGACCCAGAGACCGGCGAGTACCAGAAGCCGTTAACCCATGAGTTTTTCGCTACCAGCATCGACGATACCGGTGCATTGCTAAGCGAAGATTACCATTTTTGTGAACTGTGGCGCAACCACGGTGGCAAAATACACGCCCACCCGTTCATCAAGTTACATCATGTAGGCACGTATGTGTTTGGCGGTGACATCTTGCAGAGCGGCGGCAATCTTAAGTGAAGGAGCAAATGAAATGAGAAAAATTAACGTACCCAAATACCAACCATCCCAGTACAAAAATAAAGCCGAAGCGGTCTTGGACATGCTCAAAGGTGGGGAGACGGTGAGGCAGATTAAAAATCGCATGGCAGTCAGCGACAGCTACATCTATGCAATGAAGAAGCTACTGAAGGCTGGGGTAGAACCTAGGGTGGAAACTACGGTGGTAGAGAAAATCGAACCAAAGCCCGAACCCGAAGTCAGCGGAGTGGGTAAGGTCTTAGACGCAAGGGCGGAGCAATACGGTTCGTTCATGCAGTCTGCGGACACGGTTATCAGGATTAAGGGCATCATGCACAATGCGGTCGCCCGTAACGAAGTGCACCTGTATCCCGACCAGTTACAGGCACTGGATATGATTGCGACTAAGATTAGCCGCATCGTGCATGGTAACCCTAATCACCTAGATAGCTGGATTGATATAGCCGGATATGCTACGTTGGTGGCTGACCGTATCCAAGGGAAAATTAGATAACATGACAGCGTGGTCCTATAGTAGCATCAAGACCTTCGACCAGTGTCCGAAGAAGTACTTTCACCTCAAAGTGATTAAGGACGTAAAGGACGACCCCGGCGAAGCAGCTATCTATGGGACCAACGCGCATGAAGCAGCCGAGCATTACATCAAGCACGGCACTCCTATACCAGAGAAGTTCGCTATCATGCGGCCTGTGGTGGAAGTGCTGGCCCAGTTTGAAGGCGAGAAGCACACCGAGTTAAAGCTTGGGATACGCAAGACAGCTACGGGCTACGAGCCATGCGGCTTCTTCGATAAGGACGTATGGTGGCGCGGCATCGTCGATTTGCTAATAATGAACGACAAGACTGCCCACATGGTAGACTATAAGACGGGCAAGAACGCTAAGTATGCGGACATGAAGCAGCTGGACCTGATGGCTGGCGCGGTGTTCGTGCACTACCCAGAGATAACCAAGGTTAAGTCCGGTCTGGCGTTTGTGGTGTCCAACGAGTTTCCGAAGAAGACTCACACACGTGAGCATTTGGATACGTACCTATCCGTGTTTGATAATCAGCTAGAACAGCTTGAGGACAACATGCGAAATGGTGTATGGAACGCAAAGACCAGCCCGTTATGTGGTTGGTGCCCAGTTAAAAGCTGCGAGCATTGGAAACCACGGAGGCATTGATGGCAAGGGATTACAAAGCGGAGTACGATAAATACCACGCTCGACCAGAGCAGAAGAAGAACCGTGCTTCGCGCAATGCGGCCCGTGCCAAGATGACTAAAGCCGGTAAGGTGCATAAGGGTGATGGCAAGGACGTCGCCCACACAAAAGCATTTGACAAAGGCGGCACCAACAAGACAGGGCTGCGTGTAGAAAGTAAGGCCACTAACCGGTCTTTCCTCCGTGATAAGAAGGGTAACCTCGTGTCGGAGCGCAGCAAACGGGAACGTAAGAAGTAACCACGAAGGAGCAATCGTGCAGATAATCGATAACAAGGCGCTGCTAGTTACAGCGCCGAACGCACATACTATACCTGATTACATCACAAAGAGTGCCGTAGTTGAAGGCGGAGCCGTAGCTGTCCATTGGGGGCTACACGAGGCTACGCAGCTAGCTAAGCTTGGCTATGACGGCGTGCCGTCCCCCATGCTCCGCGACTACAAGTGGACAGGTAAGTACGCGCCGTTCGACCACCAGCAAGAGACAGCGGCGTTCTTGTCAATCCGCAAACGCGCATTCTGCTTTAACGAGCAGGGCACAGGCAAGACGGCTAGCGTCATATGGACGGCTGACTACCTGATGAAGAAGGGCAAGATTAAGCGCGTACTGGTGCTATGCCCGTTGTCGATTATGAAGTCAGCTTGGCAGCGTGACTTGTTTACCTTTGCTATGCACCGCTCATGCAGTGTTGCGCACGGTGCAGCCCCACAACGCAAGAAGATTATCGCCGCAGGGGCAGAGTTCGTCATTATCAACTTCGACGGACTGGCTATCGTCAAGGACGAGATAATCGCAGGTGGCTTTGACCTTATCGTAGTGGACGAGGCAAACGCATATAAGAACGTGCAGACCAACCGCTGGAAGATATTTGATAGGATTGTGCAGGCTACAGACCCACGGCTTTGGATGATGACTGGTACACCTGCCGCCCAGTCGCCCATAGACGCTTATGGTTTAGCCAAGCTGGTTAACCCAGAGGGTTGCCCTAAATACTTTACCGAGTTCCGTGCAGCCATCATGCACAAGGTAACGCACTTCAAGTGGGCACCGAAGCCCCACGCATCTGAATATATACACAACATACTCCAGCCAGCCATCCGGTTCGAGAAGAAAGACTGTCTTGACTTACCCGAAGTAACGCACGTGTCGCGGGACGCTCCGCTAACGACGCAGCAGAGCAAATACTACAAGATGCTCAAGGAGCAGATGTTGATTGAGACAGGCGGTGAAGAAGTCAGTGCGGTCAACGCTGCTACGCAGATAAACAAGCTACTGCAGATAAGCGGAGGCGCGGTCTATACGGATACTGGCGAGGTGCTGGAGTTCGACGTGTCTAACCGTGTTAACGTCGTACTCGAAGTTATAGAAGAAGCTAGCAACAAGGTGCTGGTCTTCGTGCCGTTCACGCACACCATAGAGATACTACGTGCTAGGCTGGAGAAGGAAGGCATCTCGTGCGGCGTCATCAACGGGAAAGTGTCATTGAACAAGCGCAGCGACATCATCGAGCGGTTCCAGACAGCCAAAGACCCACACGTGCTTATCATCCAGCCACAAGCTGCAAGCCACGGTCTCACGCTCACAGAGGCAGATACTATCATCTGGTATGCGCCAGTAACCAGCGTGGAAACATACTTGCAGGCTAACGCCCGTATCGACCGTCCCGGCCAGAAAAACGCCATGACCATCGTGCACATCAAGGGCAGTCCGGTGGAGGAGCGGCTGTACAGTATGCTTCAGAGTAATATCGCCAACCACAAAAAACTTATTGACTTGTATAAGGAAGTTATGGAAATATAGTATTTGACACTGTCAAAGCTAAGTGGTAATCAACAATACATAATATACCACTACAACGAAGGAGCAAATAATATGGAAGACCTACCCGTAGACCAGCTTGTCCGTGTCTACCGTAAGATACGCGATGTTGTGCAGGAGAAGGAGGACGCACACAAAGCCGAGATTGCAGAGCTTAAGGGGCAGATGGACCTAGTTAGCGCCAAGCTACTTGAGGTCTGCAACACACAGAACGTCGATAGCCTACGTACTAAAGAAGGTACGATAACGAGACGCGCTGCTACCCGCTACTGGACGAGCGATTGGGAGTCCATGTACAAGTTCCTCAAGGAGAATGATGTCATGCATCTTCTCGAACAGCGCATACACAACGGCAATATGCGCAACTACCTAGAGGAGAACCCCGATAGTCTACCTGTCGGCCTCAATGCAGATACTAAGTATGTGCTTTCGGTTCGCAAACCTACAACCAAGTGAGAGAAACAATGACCAATTTGACTATCTTCAAAAACCCTAACGCTATGACTGCAGGAGCACTGCCACCATCCAAGATGGGTACGCAGATTGCTTCGGGCATGGGCGGCTATAACCGCATCGCTACCAACACCAACGGCACGTTTAAGCGTATCGTAAACGGTGAGCAGGTCGGCAAGGCCATCCGTGGTGAGTTTAACTGCATCATCTTGGCTATGCTGGATAAGCCTAGCCGTAGCTTCTATGCCAGCGACTACGACCCCGACGCTAAGGGCAGTGCACCTGACTGCTTCTCTAACCTAGGCGACAAGCCAGAAGCATCTGCCTCCAACCGTCAAGCCAGCAACTGTGCTAGCTGCCCTAAGAACATAGAAGGTTCGGGTAAGAACGGTAAGGGCAAAGCCTGTCGCTTTAGCCGTAAGGTAGCGCTGTTCTTAGACGGTGACGAGTCCGGTGACGTGTATCAGTTCAACATCCCAGCTAAGTCGCTATTCGGTAAGGGCACGGGCAACACCCTCCCGTTCGAGCAGTACTGCCGCCACTTGGTGTCGAACCAAGCAGCGCCTGACCGCGTAGTTACTACGGTTGCATACAACCTCGACGCCGAGACTATGGAGCTTAACTTCACCGCTGACCGGTTCATTACCCCCGAAGAGCTGGAGCGCGTCAACGAGGCACAGGACAACCCTGCCACTACGCGCTTGATTAGCTTCGACATGACGAAGGCCGCTCCCGCAGAAGAACCCGCCAAGCTTGCAGCACAGCCAGAAGTGAAGGCGAAGAAGCCATCCTTCTTGGATGACGACGGTGAAGACGATGAAGAAGAATTGTCTGAGCCAGTGAAGCGCACAACTAAGAAGTCTGCCCCTGCCGATGTACCCGCTGGCACTCTCGCCGCTGTGGTTAGCGATTGGGCTGATGACGAAGAAGAAGACGACTGATGAGCGACGGCTATAGCCTACGCATTAAGGAAGCCAACGCCAAGGCGAGCAAACACAAGTTGGGTGTTCGTCTAGGTAGGCTCTGCATTGCGCAGGACATTCCGGTATCCGTAGTCGCTAGGTGCACAGGCGTAACGAGGCAGACAGTATATAACTGGTTCTGCGGGACTTCGGTCCCGCAGGGCACTGCCACGGCGCTTATAACTTCATACATGGCGAGTCTGGAGAGTTCTACCTCCTAGGGGGTAGAACATTTTTTCTTTTAGGAGTGGGCTTGTGATTTGCCCTATGGAGTGGTGTCTGCGTGGCGGAGGATTTTGACCTTTTA